GTCGATAACAGGCAAGGAGGGGATTCTATCAGAGCCTCTCTTCGTGTAACGAAGGAAGGCCAAGATGGATCCCATAAGAAAGTTCTCATCGACGTTTCGTCGGTGCTCTCCTTCTTTGCTCTCCTACTTGGTATCGCATTCGCAGTCGTTGGCGCTTGCGCTTTCGGCTACGGATTGTACGTTGCTATTTTCCTCAATCGGATATGACGACCTTCTCTACCGCTGTGAAGCGGCCGTCGGTAATACCGACTTTGCCAGCCTCGGAGTAGGAACTCATGAAATCTAAGAACGAACTGATCTATCGGGATCTCACTGTCACTTACTTTAACCCAGGAACTGGGGAAGTGAGTGATATAGTGGTGACTCCGCAGAAGGCTCGGGAAGAGGTCGTTGAGTTCCATTCCGTTAATGGTGACAAGCGTGCGCCTAACGCGTACGACTACGTTGCCCGTCTGTACGTCTACCCGTCCGGATCATCTTTCGGCGTTAACTCTATGGGTAAAACCACGGAGCAGCGCTTTGGATGCTATGGACAGATGTACTCGTTCTCTTTTAAGGGAACGGACGACCGGGAAAGCGACCTATATAATTCTGCTCTATCCGAGCTGAACAAAAGGGCGCAAGGAGGGATGGACCTATCCACTGATATTCTTGAGTACCGTGAGGTTATCAAGATGTTCAAAGGTGCCGGTTCCATTCGCTCCTACCTGGGAAACACGATTCGTGCTGCTCAAAAGAGAGGTAAGCGCCCTACGGCGGAGACCACTCTAAAACAGCTTGTTCGTGACGCAGGTGGCAACTGGCTTCAATGGAAACTCGGCTTGTCTCCTCTCCTTGGTAGCTTCCATGACGTTGTCAAGGAAGTTAACACGCGTGTGGTCCTTAAGACCATGCGTGTTGAGGGGAAGAGGAGCTTGTCCTTTAAGGCCAGCGGGTTCGAGGAGGAGAATGCCGTAACACGCATCACATCAGTTGAGAACGTTTTAGGAAAACAGGGAGTTCACTTCCGCGTCCAGTTCCGGCCTGCAGACCAGTTTCCCATCGCAAGATGGGCTAGTCTCAATCCGGTTGGCTGGGCGTGGGAGCTTATCCCTCTATCCTTTGTGTTCGACTACTTTGTGAACGTGGGTGGTTTCCTTCGCGACTCGGAGATCGCGCTCGCTTACAACCACACCTTTGATTCGGGATACGTGACCTATCTTTACGCTTACAGCGGAGAGATACAGACACGTGGGTCTCTCACCAATTTTGGCGAGACCAAGTCCTACAATCTTATCGGTGGGGTATCAGAGAAGCGCTTTCGTCGAGAGGTTTTGGCCTCGTGGCCATTTCCTAGAGCTCCGACTTTCCAGTGTAATCTGGGTTCTAGTCAATTGCTCAACATAGCCGCCCTACTCAGTCAACTCTTGAAGAGGTGATTGGAGGCGCCAGCAGATAAACCCGGAATTTTCCGGGAGTCTGTTGTTCTTAATGGTGTCTTTCACCAGAAAGTCGAGACCTACATGGCTCAACTCGGTTACATGACCGTATCCGATGCCCAGGCAACACCTGTGGCCCACAACTTCTACCCCAACGGCCGCGACGACAAGGGAACCTTTTGGCTGATCGATCGCTCTCAAGCGAGTGCGATCGGCTTCTGGAAGATTTCCATCGAGTTCAAGGAACCTGCTCCGGCGCAAGCCGGGGTGAGTTCCAAGGATCGATCGTATCGCGTGCGCATCGGCCTGCACGAACCAGTGCTGGAGACGCTGAGCAATTCGACGACGTCGGGGGTTCTCCCCGCGCCGACGATTGCTTACGTCCCGCGCTCTTTCACGGAGTTCATTCTCCCTGAACGTGCGTCTCTTCTCGACCGACAGAATCTGCGTAAGATGATGGCAAACATCATTTCGCAGACCGCTATCGCGTCAATCGTCGAGACGCTCGATCGTCCCTATTAATAAGGGGTGATATCGTGCATAAAAACCACACTAGTGATAGTGTTTTCAGCGGAGTGATCCGCCAGATTGGTTTGAGGCTTGAAGCTGCCGGCTATCCTAATCAGTTCACGAATTTCGTGGACTTTAGCAAACCCTTTAACAAGGTTACGCTGGATAGTTCGACGATGTTGGCAACGGAATTTTCAGTCAAGTATCTGGAACAGAAGCTCCTTTCTAAATGGAAGGGGTGGAAGAAACCTGGTGTTGACCCGAAAGCCGAAGCCCTCATCCGCTGGAGAGCGGATGAGCTCACGAACTCTGCAACAAATCGTCGTCTTAATAATCTCAGAAACAACACCGGTTATCCCGGTGGAGATTTGATAACCGTAATTTCTACGGCTCAAGGTCTCATTTCAGAGGTGTTAGGACGTTTCGACCTACGCAAAGTCACGGAGCATTGTCGATGGGGCCCCGGTGCCACTTGGGATTACCCAAATGGTACCAAACGGGGACAAAAGGTCTCTGGAAAGATGTCGTGTACACGTGAGTGCATGCCGTATATGAAGTTGCTCGTAGAGAGTGATCCGAACTGGATCGAGGCTATCACTGGGTTCTACCCTAGTGGGCCTGTATCTCTTATGAAAGACTTCTGGATATACACGGACGCTTCGCGTTTCACGACCGTGCCGAAAGATTGGGACGTTGATAGAGGTATAGACATGCAACCTACTGCAAATGGTTATTTGCAGCAGGGAGTAGGTCAGTACATCAGGAAACGTCTCAAACACTTTGGCATAGATCTGAACTCGCAAGAGGAGAATCAGCTAGGCGCATTTTATGCGTACTTCGCTGAACTCGCAACACTTGATCTCAAGGCTGCTTCAGATTCCGTCACGACAGAGCTTGTAACCCTTCTCCTACCTTCAGATTGGTGTGACTACTTGTTCCGCTTGCGGACTAAGTATACTCAATTCGGACATCGCGGCCCCAAGGTGAAAACTGAAAAGTTCTCTGCCATGGGTAACGCGTTCACGTTCGAGTTGGAAACACTGATCTTTTGGGCGCTCGCGAAAGCGAGTTCGAGGTTTGAAGGTGTCCATGACGACAGCGTGTTGGTGTACGGCGATGATATTGTTTGCGACCGCAAGGTCTACGACAAGCTCGTTTACGTACTCAACTACTGTGGCTTTCGTGTAAACGGTGACAAGAGCTTCCGCTCTGGTTCGTTTTTCGAAAGTTGTGGGAAGCACTACCACACTGGTGTGGATGTTACCCCGGTCTATCAGAAGAGCCTAGTTAACTCTCCTGAGGAGTGCATTCGATTTCATAACCGTCTGGTTAGGTGGTCGATACGCACTTACAATGATCCTTGGTTCTTTGACGAAGCATTGCTAACTCTCACAGCACTCTATTTCGACTTGTCGAACGAGTTTTGTAAGGAGCGACCTTTGCCTCGGATACCCTTGGATCATGTCAGCGATGACGGCTTTCTCTCTGATGAGCATTTCTTTCAACGCGATAAGAATAACGGTTTCTACACCTTTGTTCTAGTCGCTTATAGGAAGAAGTTAACTCAGCATATAGAGTCGGCCTATCTTCAGCTGAAGCTCAAC